CTGGTTTAATATGGGTGATCCGTCCTATTCACTGCCTTATGCGATGGACAAGCAGGGCAATGCCTACGTCAAGGTGACGGTGACGGTGGATGGACAATCGATAAGTGAGACATATCCCGTTACCAATCATTATAATAAGAGCATCCAGAAGCCTGACTCAATGGAAGTGAACACGGCGCTCCAGAGATGCCTAGTCAAAGCAATCGCATTTCATGGACTTGCGTCTTATCTCTACGCGGGTGAGGACTTGCCTCCTGATGAGGATAAGCCCGTAGCCACTATAGAAGACGAAAAGCCAGCCCCCTTGCTGGCAGGTTTAAGCGACGATGAAGAGGAGCGAGCAGCGATTATTCAGTTCGATGGCGAAAAACCTAAAAAAGAGGCAGAAGAACAGGCTAAACAAAAGTCCATAGCGGAGTGGCGCGAAGCCTTTCTGGGTCATCCAGAAAAACCTGTCGTTGAAAAAGACGGGAAGATGGTTCTCGCCGCTCCTGTCGAAGAAGGTGACTACGATTTGGTTCTGAAAGTCATCGAAACATTCATGCCGCGAGTAGGTGATCCACAACTGGAGACTGACAGGAAAAAGGTGGTGTCATCTATCGCTGGTTTTTGGCGCACCAATGTTGCGTCATTTGAGAAAATCATGGCCTCAAGTCCCGAAACCCACGCCACGATCCTTGGGATGTTCAAGGACGCAAAGGCGACGGCGAACCGTGGGAATATCTGGCATCAAACAATCGAAATATAGGAGAGAAAAATGGCGAAAAATCCAACCTTTGGATCAGGAGTGTTGTTCAGAAATAAAGGCAAACTGGACAAACTAAATTTTCAATCTGCAAGAAGCGAAAAAGCCTACGACAACGCACCTGACATGACTGGTACACTTGGCTTCACCAAGTCAGAGGCAAATGCTCTCATGCAATACTTGAAGAGAGCGTTTGAGAACGCCAGCGAAGACGCATATGGCAAGGTCAATGTCGGCTTTGCTGCGACCATCAGAGATTCCGCCAAGGCGGGCGATTACCTTTCCGCTTGGTGCAGCGAACCCTATAGAGCCGAGTCCAAACAAGAGGCTCCACAAGCTGTAAGTCAAGTCTCTGACCTAGACGATGACATACCGTTCTAGCCAGCATTTATCAAGGGTTAGGGGGCAACCGTGCCTTATATGCGGTAGCCCCTACTCTTGCGCCCATCATCTTAGGTTCTCGGAGCCACGGGCGATGGGGAAAAAAGTCAGTGACGCGAATACGGTTCCCCTTTGCCATGACCACCACATGGAGCTTCATGCCTACGGAAAAGGCGAAAAGTCTTGGTGGGCATCTCAGGGTGTCGATCCCATTGAATGGATGTCGGAATTTTTAGCTAAACTGAATGAGGGGTTTAAGGAATATGAAGGAATATGACTGAAATCAGTAATAAAATCAGACAAAGCGCCTATAAGTTTGAATGCATTTTTCAGAGTATGCGAAAAACGAAGGAGCATATTAGTCTGACTGTTTCTTTGCATCCTAACGAGGTTCCCAGAGATTTGCTGGCAGACCCAATTGGTTCCAGATACATGGCTGCTCTCGTCAGGCTTGGTGATGACGAGGCAATTATTCCTCCGAGGATTCAGATGGAAAACAGCCAACTTGTTCAAGCCGCTGGAATGCTTTGTCGCGATGAGAAATTCCAGCAATGGCTGGTCGATAGCGGATGCGCCACCGAACTAAATGAGGGGGCTGCTGGGAATGCGCTCAGACGACTGTTATGTATCGATTCGAGAAGACAAATTGGCGAAGAAGAGCAAACTGCGGAACATTTCAAGCAGATAAAAGAGGTTTTTGAATCGGGTAAACTGATGGGGAGGAAAGAAGATGAAACCGAGTAGTACTTTGAAATCATTTTTTGACCGTGTGAGTGGAATTGTTTCAAGCGACAGAAGCCGTAGCTATGGCGATCCTATTCTTAATCACATGCGGATAGCCGACCTGTGGAATGCATGGCTTCAAAACCGTTTATGGGGACCAGAAATTACACCGTATGACGCTTCCATGATGATGAATCTTGTAAAATTTGCACGATGTCAGCACAAGCCATCAACATCAAGCCACGAGGACATCGCTGGATATGCATCAGTGAGCGATTTCATTTATGAAGGATTGAAAAGGGACATTGAAGAATATGAGCGGAGCCAAGGGACGACCCCACAAGATACAAAAAAGCAAGACGTACAACCTTACGTTCACCACCGAGATGGTGGAGAGGGTCAGAAAAAAAGCTAGTGAGATGCGCGTTTCCGCACCCACTGTTATTCGGGAAGCGGTGAAGTCCTATCTCGACAATGGAATAAGTATTGTCCAGCAAACTGGTAGTGGTTTTTCTGACGGCATTGAAGCTGCTCTCGCTGCCCTGAGAAAAGAATTTTCTCACACGAAGTACGCAAGCGGTAAAACACTTGGAGAAGTTGCTGCTGAGAAGGTTAAAGAGAGATTGGAAAATGAAAAAAAATAGCAGCCAAACCAAAGCCCAAGAGGCAAGTCAAGCCAGTTTTCGCGTCTATAAAAAAGCAAAAAAGATGAGAAATTGGGTTAAAAAAAACGGCAGTCCCAGTAAAGAGCGAGATAAGACGGACGTAGAAGAGTGGTTAAAGAGCAATGAAGTTAAGATTTGCCCACCCTTACGACCAATCATCTCCCCCCTCGGACGCGGTGATCCACAGTGGGGATATGACACTTCAGATAGACTTACTTACGGCGCTTCTGGGTGTTATTGGAGAGTCTTACGTCGAAGGCGTGGCTAAGTGCCAAACTTGCGTAAAAGGGGGCGAGAAGATCGCGCTCTAATCTACACAGATTGGCGCAGAACAATTGACGCAGGAACCTATTGCCAAGATATCGACCAAGTCGAGTATAGAATCATAGATGGTGAAATTGTTCCCGTTCTAATGTTGGAGCTTACGCGGTATGACCACGACATAGAGCCAACACAGAACTATTTCGCTGCCATACTGGAAAGGTTTGCCAAATCACAACGGAAGACCGCAACTAAACTTGCGGCGCTTTTGGGTGTTAATTGCATTATTGTGCTGTTCAAGCACGATCTGACGAGATTCTGGATTTTCAATTTAACCACAAACCAAGGCTGGTATAGCCTTGATAAAAAGGGGTACAAAGATTGGTTGATGAAGTGTCGTGGAAAGAATTGAGGGGGTGCAGGAAAAATAATGGAAATATCATACGCGACAATTTCTGACTTAAAATATATCGACAGCTTGCAAAAAAAGAACGCGGAAGAATTGTCTTTTTATCCCGCACAAGTTTTTGAAAGAGAAATTGAGTTCAAAAGAGTTCTATTGGCAAAAATCAATAATGAACCCGCAGGGTATTTGTATCACGGCGCTTTTAGACCGCTAATCAAAATCCACCAAGCGTGCATCGAATACGATATCAGGGGGCAACTATATGGTGCTGAACTGGTAAAGTTTCTTATTGAGATTTGCGAAATTCAACAATGTTTGTCTATAAAACTTAGATGTGGTTCTGATATTTCAGCTAATTTTTTTTGGCAGGCAATGGGTTTTTATTGTGAAGGCGTGACCCCTGGAGGTGTCCGAAGAATGCGAGAAATAAATAACTGGCGCTATGATTTACAGGATGTCTGGTTCATTGAAAAAGTCATTCCAAGTAATAAAAAACAAGACGCATCCGTCTGGCGCAAGCGTGATAAATCCAAAAAAATATCACAATTCTCAAGAGGTAAAAAAATATCTGATTATCGAAAAAATATTGTGGGAGAAAACAGTGAATAAGAAAAAGAATTGAGGGGGAGTTGACAAGACTCCCCCTCTGAGGTGACGCCCATCTCTTATCAGTCCTAAAGGAGCCGAGATGAACAAAACAAGATTAGCGACTATCGAAGAAGTTGTCCAACAATATTTCAATCAGCACCGAAATGGTACTATTTCAGTATCGAGGTCAAAATCCGCTTGGAAGAATATGCAGCCCCTTCTTGGCAAGGTTAGGGTTGGCAACCTTACAGGACAGCATATCTCAAAATACACAAAATTTCGGGCAAGCCAGGTCGCACCTGGAACAATAAATTTTGAATTAGGCGTTCTATCTGCTGCTCTGCGGTGGGCAAACAAACAATCATATATTTCCCAGCAAATTGTTATTGCCCGACTGCCGATACCAGAAGCAAGGCAGCGGTTCCTAACTAAAGACGAGTGTAAACGCCTTATTCAAGTCTCAAAAGAATACCCACACCTGTATGCATTTGTCGGGGTGGCTCTTTTAACAGGTCAACGTAAAGAAGCAATTCTGGGTCTGAGGCAAGACCAGATTTTCTGGGATCAGGGGTTTGTTGATTTCAATGATCCCTCGTCACCAGACCACGCCAGAAGAAAAAACAGAGGCATTGTCCCCCTTGGCGTAGAGTTGCGCCAGTTCTTAGAACAATACAAAAGTGATTGCCCGTATGTCATTAACAAAAACGGCAGACGTATTCGTGATTTCAGGAAGTCGTGGAATAAGATGGTCGAGGAAGCTGACCTGATTGGTGTTACGCCTCATGTTCTGAGGCATACTGTTGCGTCTCATCTGGTAATGGACGGCGCACCTCTTATAGATGTCTCAAGATTACTGGGGCATAAGGACAGTAGAATAACAGAAAAGGTGTACGCGAAATTTTC